CACATCGAGGGTGAAATTAAAAACCTGAACCACAAATACGATACGTTAAGCGAAAGCGTTGCCGCCCATAACGTGAGTGTTACCACAAGATTAGATTTGATCAATAAAAACCAAGATCAGTTAATTAGAGACATTAAGCCAATTATTAATGTGAAGTCTAAGCTAACTACTTATTTGGCTTGGCTTGGCGGCATTACTTTGGTGTTTATGTTGGCTTATGTTGGCAGCACTGACGGTCTTAGTTTTTTAAAATCCATAATGAAGGCTTTGACATGAGAGCAGTAAATAATAAACCAGCCATTAAATCAAAAATCCATCTGTCTGCGCTTATTATTATAGCGATAAATATTTTGGCATTATGGGGCGCAGTGCCTACAGGGTTGGAAGCGAAGCTTTTGACCACAGTTAATTTGATTGGGCCTGTAATGATTATGGTTTTTAGGCAATGGTTTACTAACTCACTATTGGCCTGGAAATGATTTCTAAATCTCTGAAAACTAACCCTAAAGAAGTTTTAAAAAAATGCCAGCCCAAAAGTTATAGGGGTACAACACGCTGTATAAAAAAGAAATCTAAGGAGGCCCCCGTTCCCTATTGCAATGATTGCGCTTATTTCAAATCGTTGAGGCAGAAATAATGGCCGCACCTTCAATGAGCTGGAATAGAACGTATGTATACGGGTTTTCTGGCGCTACTCCGCTTGAAACTCCAATTACGCCAGTTGCTACCAGTATTATCACCTCTACGTCAGGTACATATAGTACTAACTCCGTTAGCTCTTATTTTGGCTTCTCTCCAAGCACCACTGGAACTTACGGGGGTAGAGTAAACTTTACTTCAACACGGGATTTATCAGCTTATCCATATATGGGTATTCAGATGTCCCATGACAGCTTCCCGTATCCCAATAGCCCCGCCACCCTTTGCGACACATTTGCTAACGGTGGTATTTCGATAGTCTGGTTTGATAGTTCGGCTAATTGGTCGGAGTTCCATTTGTGGGGCAGTGAGTACACCACGGTTAATCTTGAGGATGGCGGCTGGGCACCTTATCGAAGTATAGCTGTGCCAGGTTGTTATCAAGGGACTTTAGAAAAAACTAGGACTCCTGATAATTCAAGTGGAACTTTAGATTGGGCAAACATTGATGGGTTTGAATTCATTTTTAGAGCCACTTCGACACACGGCGGTACAGTTAATTTATACGTAGGTGCTATAACGCTGTTTGACGATCCAGAATTTGCGGATGGACAGCCAGGAAACGAACTTGATTTTGACTACATATCGACACAAATAAGAAACCCCAATAACAATTTTCACCCACCTGATATATATAAAAATCCCGCTGGTAATTTTGTCGGCGGCATTGGGGATATTTACGAGCCGCGCTTTGCTGTTTCCATTGGTGACGGTAGCACTTTAACTTATTTTAGAGATGCCGGATCGACTCTAACGCCATACCCTATCGAGGGAACAGGCATAGAAACACAATCCGCTTTACTTTTGGCGGGTGTAGATCGTGGTGTGGACATTAACCAGAGCGCCACTTGTGATGTAGTGTTTGATGGTACTGTTTTTGCGGCCCCTGATTATGCGGGGGGGCAGGATTACGTCGATGTGTTAGGTAGTTCTTCTGGTATTTGCACTTTCACTAATGCTCAATTTTTCAGAAAAACGAGAGTTACTTTAGCTCATGCTACTGCTACGGGCTGCTTGTTTGAAGATTGTGAAAATATATTATTTGACGCAAACACGGCTATAACTTCGGCCACTATAAGGGGCGCATCAAGTACGGCCAGGGGTCTTGAGTATAGCGGCGTTGCGGCTGATAAGTCAGCGATTACAGCAGAATTCTCAGATAATTCGGGTATAGATTTAACGGTCGGCGCTGGCGGAGCGGGAACCTATACCTTTACTGGATTAACGATCAGTGGTGGTCACACACTAAATGTGTGGAACCCAAGCACAACCAATTCTGTGACTGTAGAGCTTGCATCTGGCGTTACCAGTCAGGCTATAGATTTATGGTTTGATTACGATACTGAGGCATCTGGGCCATTTACCGAGGGTGAGACATTAACTTTTGGTAATGGTGCAACAGCCACTTTAGTGGTGCTTCAGGATAATGGCACTACTGGCACAATGTACTGTGAACTGCTTACAGGCACTGCTCCTCCTGATAATAATTCAATTACTGGTGGCACAAGCTCTGCTACAGCTAATGTTAACGAGGCGTCAGGTGCTAACAGTTCATCATTAACTATTAGTCAGCCGGTTCAAACCTTTACGATCAATTCAGATACAGCTTCAACGCTTATTCGTTATTTTGAGGATGATTCGCAAACGGTTGTTGATTCAGCAACAGGGACAACCCTTGATTACGAATACCCTGATACCGACCCAATTGATATTGAGCTGGTTAAACAGAATTATGTTCCAGTTAATCGTCAAAATGTTACGCCTTCCGAAAGTGACTACGATGTCATCATGGACTATGACGAGGCTTATAACTCTAGTCATGGTTTAACGATAACTACCGAATACGATTACACCAGAGCCACAAAAGTATTAACGATAAATAGTGATCAAAATGCTTTGGATGTACGTTCCGCTTTAGCGGATGTCATTCGAACCAACTCAAGTTATTACAACACCCCGCTATTAATGGATGCTATTCCAGGGTTAACGAGGATAGATTTAACGGACGGCATGACCATCACCAGCATGGCGACATGGAAAGGCGCTGGTATGGAGAGGTTTGACACTGCGGATTCTTCAAACCCTGTTGAAAAGTGGTTTTGCATTCAATCTGTTGGCGCTATCACTGGAGCCACAACTCATTATCGGCAGACTGATTCAGGTGACTCTACTGCTGTCACGCTGACTAGTAATGTGGTTGATGAAGCTTTCCAGTACTGGAGTGACCCAAACCATGATGGCTCAACGGCTGATGGTTATGATTATTCCGACTATATGGTTATCAAGTCATTCTTGGCTGGTAGCAAGCAGGGTCGCGTGGATGTACTGTCCAATGCTGGTTTAAGTGCATTAAAGTCTAATTTATACACAGTACCTTTATCCAATGAGAGCCACGGTTATTCAGGCTCCGATCCTGGCATTAGTGCAGACATTACGCTGATTGCTGGTGGTACGGTTGGCGGCAAGACGTTCGCTTATGAAATTGTGGATGGTGGCACAAATACTGGTGAGGACATCGCCGACCAGCTTAACTATAACGCTGCTAACAATCCCAATACTGTAGTTCCTGGTGGCACAGGTCTTCGATATTTTGAATTGCCGGATATGGTTATTCATAACGCTACAAGCGTTGAGACTGAATACGGCTATAGAGAGGGTACAACACCTACTTTAGTTGGATTTTATGTTTCAAGAAGTAGTGCGGATCATCCTGATTTCACACGCTTTCAAGCTGATGATGGAACGTATTACACACCCGCTACAGTCGCACAAATAAGCGCCCCCAATTTAACGGCTGGTCGAATTCAAGTTATTAATGAGACTGGACGAACGTCTAGTGCTTGGGCTGCTACTACGGCCTACAACCTTTATGACAAGGTGCTTAGAAGTACGGGCGTTGGTACTGAGAGTGGTGTAGGGCTGTATTTTCAGTGTACTACGCCAGGTACTAGTGGTGGTTCAGAACCCACCTGGGATACAACGCCGGGAAATACTACAGCAGACGGTTCGGTTACGTGGACATGTCGAGCGATTGAGTTTGATAACACGACTACAACCAGTGGTTACAGCAATTCATGGACGGATCACGAAGACTTTGACAATGGCGACACCATCAGGATGAGATGGGTTGATGAAGATGATATGGAGATTAGCGCGGAAGGTGTTGCGACTGCTGATGGTACAACTTCTTTTTTGAATACTCCGGTGGCTGATTCGGTTTATACCACGTATAGCATAGATGGCAGTACGGTAACTGAATACTCGGCTGACTTCCCAAATGTTGAGGTTGATGTAAACGACCCAGATAATCTTTTCTACCTTGATAGGTTTTACGCTTGGTGGAAATACAACTTACAAACAGCCGATGGCATACGTAATTTTTTTGGTGGTGTAACTGCTACCAATGCCAGCAATTTAACAATCAATGATTCTGTGGTTGATATCTTTTTTGACAATGTTAAATCTACTTCTGCAAGGCAGGGTGATTCTATCGTTGTCCAAAGGGATGACGGTGTTTACCCTCAAGCTGATCCTACCAGCGGTGGTGGTGGATTAGGATTTTATTATGCAGGCATAGGTTATACGGCTGAGACTGGTGTGAGCGGGTTAACAGCAGGTGAATCGGCCAAGCTAGATACTATTTCGTCTGTTGACAGTAATGTCGATTCAATCAAAACAAAAACAGATCAACTCACTTTCACTCAGGCTAATCAAATCGACTCCAATGTCCAATACGTCAACAATGTAGAGGTCACGGGAACGGGTGCAGATGGCGATGAATGGGGGCCATAGATGGCTATACCACCAAAAGCTAAACCGAGAGGTGTAAGAAGGTCAGAACCAGGAGGGGAGTCTGTTTCGGTTGTTATTCGCGTGAACGGTAGAATTGAGTACGTTCGATACGCTGTACTTGAGGGAACACAGCCTAACGGCGTTTCTCGTTACAAGGTAGATTCAGACGAAAGGCTAATTAATCATAACCGCAATCAAAGCTATGTGGATTTAGCCGAGAAGTTGCTGAGGTTAACGTGAGTTCATGGGGTGATAGCTGGGCCAATGTATGGGGTAGCTCATGGGGCCAGAGAGAGGTAGAGCAGCAGCCTGTATTAGCTGGAGGCTACCCAAGTTTCGATCACGTTAAGTTAAAGCGTGAAGATGAAGAGATATTGCTAATAGTGAATGCATTTTTAACTATGAGACAAAATGATGAGTGAAAACGAGATTAAAACACGCAATACAGATAAGAAGCGCATAGAGGCGCTAGAGGAGTCTGTACAATTATTGAGCAGTAAGCTTAATTCTTTAACTAGCACTATAAGGCAGTCAGCCCACATCATGGGTTGGCCTCAAGACTTATTAGAAAGACAAGGCATTAAGTCTTTCGATAAGGATAGCGAAAAGCTTCAAGTGAATGGTCGATAGATGCCAGTAACTACTAACGGTTTAACCGCTAAACATAAGAATAGACGCATAAGGCAAGAGGCTCTAAGAGAGCAGCTAGCTTCCCAGGGTCATATTCAACATGTGATTGAAATACTTGATGAAGTCAATGACCCTGACAGTGAAATTGATCAGAACATGTTACAGCGCAAAAAGTTAGTAGTTGATACCAAGCTGAAGCTTATCAATAAGTACTTGCCTGACCTTAAAAGTGTTGAAGTTGTAGATGAAGATGGCAATGACGCCCTACCTAAATCAATAGTGATTAATGTCCGAGCTACAGATACAGATACCTGAGAAATTACAGCCTTTCTTGGAGCCTTGTCGTTATAAGGTGGCCTATGGGGGCAGGGGATCAGCCAAGTCTTGGACTATTGCCCAACTGTTAGTACTTGAGGCTTATAAGAAGCCAACACGTATCTTATGCGCAAGGGAGATACAGCGATCTATAAGTGACTCGGTAATCATGTTGCTGAGTGACACTATCTACAGGATGGGACTAGAGAATTTCTTTGATATACAGCGAGCGGCTATTCATGGAAAGAATGGGTCGAGGTTTATTTTTGAGGGTCTTGCATCAAACATCACTAAGATCAAGTCTATGGAGGGCATTGATATTGTATGGGTGGAAGAGGCGGAGGCGGTTAGCTTTACTTCTTGGGAGACATTGATACCCACAATACGAAAGCCCAGCAGTGAGATATGGGTAAGCTTTAACCCTAGGGATGAGTTAGACGATACTTACGAGCGCTTTGTCGTTAATCCCCCTGAAGAATCACAAGTGCTCAAGTGTAATTGGCAAGACAATCCGTGGTTCCCTGAAGAGCTAAGAAAAGAGAAGGATCATCTAAAAGAAAAGGATGAAACGCTTTATAGATGGATATGGGAAGGGGAGCCGGTAGCTAATAAGGATGGGGCTTACTGGCAGAAGTATATTAGGGAGAATCAAGTTAAGGACTTTGCTATAGAGCCTAACGTTCCTGTTAAGACTTTCTGGGATTTAGGTGTGTCAGATGACATGGCTATCTGGTTTGTACAGCAGGTAGGCGCAGAGATCAGGATTATTCACTCTTACGCTAACTTTGGTGAGGGTTTGAATCATTACATTAACTACCTTCATGACTTCAGAGACAGACACCAGATAGTCTATGGAGAGCACTGGGCTCCTCACGATATTAGCGTAAGAGAGCTAACCACAGGAAAGTCACGGTTAGAGACTGCCCAGAGCATGGGCTTACACTTTATGACGGTGCCGCAAATGCCTGTAGAGGATGGCATACATGCCGTTAGGTTTATGTTGTCTAGGTGCTGGTTTAACAAGTCTATGACTCAAGACGGTCTTAAGGCACTAAAGGGCTATCGACGTGAGTTTGATGAAGGTAAGGGTGTGTTTAAACAGAAGCCCTTACACAATTGGGCCAGTCATTATGCTGATGCGTTTAGATACTTTGCTGTTAGCTATAAAGATACGACACAGGTTTACACAAAACCCATACAAGGCAAGATAAAGATCAATGTTGGACGACGGGCGTGAGTACTACGCGGTATTCAGTGAGGCCAAAAAGCATGGCTTATGGTGGCTAGATAAGCAATTCCAGCATTGTTTTATTGTAAGGAAAGACTACGGTCGGATATGGACGGTCATAGAAGATAGTTATAACCACTTACAGGTTCATCCATTCTTAGTTGAAGAATACCCCAATCTATCTGATTTGGTTGGAGAGCAGGCAATCATTCTCCCCGTCAAGCGAGAGATTAAAGACAGATTTCGTGGCACTTTGTGCTTATTTAACTGTGTTGAGGTTGCTAAGGCAGTCTTAGGTATTCGCAAGACATTTATATTCACACCAAAACAACTGTATAGGTATTTACATGAGCAAAATACTTGATCCGGGCAAGAGTGCTCGACGAGCCGCAAGAGATCAGGCGGAACTATTGAAGAAGCAGAAGCAGAAGCAACGCTTAGAGCTTGCTGAAGCAGATAGCGAAGTTGCTGCCAAGAAAGCGTTAGCTCTTAATCCTACTAAAGGTAGGCGGTCATTAATTAACCCTTCCAGCGGAATGAGAGAGACGTTAGGTTAATGGACGCTAAAAAGCTAAAGAGCCGACTAGATAAAGCTAAGGCTGATCGTGATCAATGGCGTGATCTATTAGAGGATGCTTACGACCATATTATCCCTTCGCGCAATAATTTCAGCTCAAAGACTGAGGGCGATGAAGAGAATAGCCAGATATACGATGAGACAGCACCCCTAGCTATCCCTCGTTTTGCCAACAGGATGCAGCGCTCACTTTTCCCAGAGGGGCAGGAGTTTGCCTTATTTAAGGCTGGCTCTGACTTCCCTGACGAAGAGAAGCAGGCTGTAGATGATCAGCTTGAAGAGTATGCTAAGGCGTTTTATTCAGACTTCAATCAGAGCAACTTCCATACAGAGATTAACCCAGCCTTTATTGATTGCGGTATATCCACAGGTGTTATCCAGATTGACGAAGAGCCAATTACTAGCGATAAGCTGTATTATTTTTCCAACATTCCTCTGGATGAGATAGCCTTTGAGCGACCTGTAAAAGGGCGGTTGGTTAATGTATGGCGCACTCTTAAGGTGGTGGCAGAGCGAATCTTAGATACATGGCCTAGAGCTAAAATACCAACTCAACTGCAAAAGATTATTGATAAAACACCTTTGCAAGAAGTTGATATAGCTATTGGGCAGATTAAAGAGAAAAACGTCTTTCATATTTATGTGATGTGGGAAGAAGACATTATTCACGATGCTGAATACAACACTCAAAGACTTATACCTTTCCGTTTGAACGCATTTCCTAAGGAAACGTATGGTAGAGGCCCAGGCATTTTAGTGTTGCCTGCAATTAAGGATGTAAATGTTATTCAGCAATTGACCATAGAGAATGCGGCTATTCAGGTTGCTGGCATGTATACGGGTCGCGTTGATTCTATTTTCAATCCCTATACCTTTACGGTTCAAGCCGCTGGCCTTATCCCTGTATCAAGTAATGACACCTCTAACCCTACACTGAGAAAGCTTGACCAAGCTGGTGATCTATCGGTTAGTAAAATCATTATTGAGGAGCGCCAGGAATCTATCAGGAAGGCGTTCTTTGTTGATCCAATGGGTGACATAAGCGATCCAATCCGATCTGCTACAGAGCAGACTATGCGGATGCAGGAGTTCTTAAAGGATCAGGGGGCGGCAATCTCACGATTGAGAACTGAGCTAGTTGTCCCTGTTATTTTGGCATGTATTGATATTGCTCGCGGTCGAGGGAAATTACCTAAAGATATTAAGGTTGATGGCAAGTCAGTCAAGATTGAGCACAACACCACATTAACTCAAGCCGAGCGACAAGATGATTTTCAGTCGTTAATGACTTGGATGCAGTCGCTATTAGCTGTTTTGCCTCAAGAGGCAGTTATGGGTTTGGTAAATGTAGAGGAGCTACCGGAAGGAATGGCCGATATGCTCAATGTCAGCTCCAAATACATTAGAAGTGATGAAGAGAGAAAGCAATTACTTGAACAAGCGCAGAGTGCAATGAATGAGCAAGCAGATCAAGCAAGCCTACCAGCAGGTTAATGAGTATCAAAAGAGAATCCACCGCGTATTTGGCACAGAGGATGGAGCTAAGTTGCTTAATGACTGGAAGCAAAGCGTATTAATGGAGCCTTCAAATGCTATGGGGGCCGATCTGTTTAGCCTTGGGCGTACAGAAGGCCGGAATGAATTTGTTAGACATTTAATGACTTCTATTGAAATGGCAGAGGGTAAACATGAGTGAAGAAATGAGTGAAGAAATTACAGAGCCTAGTTACTATTTAGCGGATGGAGTGCCAGGAACAGGAGAGGCACCTGATTATTACAAGGCGGACAAGTACAAGACGGTAGCTGATCAGGCTAAGGCATACACTAACCTAGAGAAGATGCATGGAGAGCTTGCAAACAAGTTCCAGAGCTTTACTGGTGCTCCAGAGCAGTATGAAGTGGTTGCTCCTGAAGGCATAGAGTTAAGTCAGGATGATCCTTTAGTGTCTGCGGCGTTTGAGTGGGGAAAAGAGAATAACCTCAATCAGGATGGTTTTAATTCCCTGGTAGAGCTTTATGCCACTATCGAAGCGTCAAAAGAAAAGGCCAATGAAGAATTTTTCAATGAACAGATTGCCCAGATAGATAACTTTGAGAGTAGATCGCAGAATATTAATGATTTCCTTAAGGCTAATGAGATGGAAGCGTTAGCAGATCAAATAACAAACAAGGATGCGCTAGAGCAGTTCGAAAAGCTGTTGGATATGGCCGGTAAACCCTCCATCAACCCAGAAGGTGAGGGTGATTCATTGCCAAGTGAGGAAGAAATCCAAGGCTTGATGTTTGAAGAGGATCAGTTTGGTCAGCGTATTTATAACAAGTCACCAGAGCGTCGAGCACAGGTTAAGAAGATGCTCGAACGGCGTGTCGGTAAGGGCCAATTTCAACAGGTAGTCGGCTAGTTAATTATAGCTTAGGCAGTAGTTGACGAAGCAATTAAATTAGAGTAGATTTAAACTTGATCCGATACCCTATATGGCCGGAACGATAGATGAGCTAACTGCTATCCCGTTTCGGTTACATAGCAGAGCTAAGAAATATAGTTTTGTA